CGCCCGACTTCCGAGCATGGTATTTTGTAATCCAGTTGTAATACTATAGGCTGCCCTAAATCCTAGTCCTGCATTATTTGCGTCAGTGTCAGAGCCTAGATTCGCTGTGTTAAGAGATTCGTAGCCTACTGCTGTATTAGCATTACCCTTAGTATTTGTACTTAAAGAAGCATAACCTACTGCTGTATTAGTACTACCCGTACCAATTGCATCACCTGCTAAAGCTCCGAGAAGGGTGTTCTCTACGCCCGTGGTGAGTAATACACCTGCTTCATAGCCCACAGCCGTATTGTAAGTATTTGTCGCTGTAGTAAAGTTTTGATTATGTAAAGCATTGTTTCCTATGGCGGTGCTTCTACTACCTAAAGTATCTGAAGTTAAAGCCCTTCTACCTACTGCAACATTGTTATCAGCGTCTGTTAATGCGTCACCTGCTTCAGCACCAATAAAGGTGTTGCTAACGCCCGTGGTTACTGCTGTACCCGCATTATAACCAACTGCTGTATTAAGACTATTTGTAGCCGTTGTAAAGTTTTGTGTCCTAAGTGCATCATGTCCTATTGCTACAGACTGAGACCCTATTGTGTCTGTACTTAACGCTTGTGAGCCAAATGCAACGTTATTAGCACCTGTTGTAAGGGCTGTGCCTGAAAGCTCTCCCATTAAAACATTACCTACAGAAGTGGTAAGCGCACTACCTGAAAGGTATCCAACACAAGTTAAACCGCCTGTGGTCAAAGCATCTCCAGCAAGTCCACCGATAAGGGTGTTCTGTACGCCAGTTGTGACTGCGGCTCCTGCGTCATAGCCTACAGCCGTGTTAAAACTATTTGTAGCAGTAGTGAAGTTTTGAGTAGTTAAAGCAGCAACGCCTACAGCAGTTGAGGTGCTACCTTTTGTATCATTTGTTAATGCTAAATATCCTACGGCTACGTTTTGAATACCAACACTTAAAGCCTCACCAGTCGCATCACCCAGTAAAGTGTTTTCTCCACCAGTAAGTAGTAATGCTCCTGAATTAAAGCCAACTAATGTGTTATGGTCTGCCAAAGTAATCGTAGTACCTGCCTCATCGCCCACACAGACGTTGTAGTTACCGCCAGAGGCTATTGAGTTACCTGCGTTGACACCTGCTACAAAGTTAGACGTACCAGAAGTATTTGTAGACATGCCGTCAGATACAATAATACCCGTTACGTCCACACCCGTAGAAGTCGTTGCAATCTTGGCGCTATCTGCAAAAGACAACGTAGCAGCAGCAGTTTTACCGCCAATCGCATTCACAACCGTGTCTAAAGTATCAAGATCAGTGTTGATCTTTGCACCCCAAGTGTCTTCGGATGCGCCAATCTCTGGCTTAACTAAGCTATATGCCGTTGTCGTTGAATCTGCCATGTTATTCTCCTATGCGGCCTCAGCCAGAGTTATACCTTTGCCTGAAGCAGCGCTTTATTCCGTCAATTTTGGGAAAGCGCAGTCCAGTTGCCCGGTGCGTTAGGGGCATATTGCCATATTTTCTCTGCGGGGGCAACAGGCGTCCAATCTTCTGGCGTGACAGGGATCGGCTCCCATTTCTTAACGGCACTGCAAGTCGTACTCAAAACAGTGCTAATTAAAGCACTACTTGACAGAACTCGGTTGCACGTTGCTACAGATGTTATAACGCAAACAATGTCAGCACTACTGCTGTATATTGCTTCAGCTCTGGCAGATGTACTGCAAACAGCAGATACCGTCGCAGAGGTCGGCTTAACGCGAACTGCACTAGAGCTAGTGGTTGCCGCCGCAGCTACCGTACCAGCAGCATTGCGAGTACGCACGCCAGAAGCCGAAACCGTTGCAGCGCAAGCAGAAGCGCCAGCGCCGTTACGCACGCGCTGGGCAATTGATGCCGTCGTGGCGGAAGCCGCGCTAGATGCAGACGCCTCACGCACTCTGGTAGCTTCAGATGATGTCGTAGAAACGCCAACAATAATAGACGCAGTTAATCTAACGCGAACCGATGCGGCGGCGGTAGTCGTCGTAATGACAATCGTGCCAGCGCCGTCAGTGACAAAGCCATCCAGCCCGTAGTTATACGAGCCGTATGTAGCCTTGCCGTAGCCAGAACGATACTCAGCCATTAGTCTAGCGTAACGTCAAGATCACCAGATGGGAGCCTAAATACATCGCCAGTAGCAATTGCTTTACTAGCCGTTAACGCCGCGTAAGCAATTAAGTTGCCGCTGCTTGCAGCGTCAAAAACACCGACGTGCGTAACGGTGCCATAACTCGCCGTGGCGACTGGCCACTCAATCGCAGCATTGTTTGAGGCAGTGTTGCCAGAAACGGCAAACGCAACAGCCCTACGAACATAGCCGCCGCCAGAAACTTCAGTGCCGCCGCCGGGATCGGATGGCGCGCCAGTGTAAAGCGCAATATGCCACTGAGTTGGGCGCGTTGTGCTGCTCGTTGTGAAAACATAAGTTAAAACTCTGGTTTCAAATTCATTAGAAAAACTCATATTAGTACGCCTTTATTTTCATACGACGGCCAGAACCGCCAAATTTAGCTGCATCACCTGACTCGTTTATAGCATCAATTGCACTTTGATACAAAGCCGCCCAAGTCGTTAAGCGCGCATCATCCTTTAAGTAAGGAGCCGAGTGCATTAAGGAGCCATACAAGTATGCATCAGGAAAATACTGCAACAGCCAGTTAGTCGTTACGCTATCGCTCAACTCAGCAACGCGCGAGTAATAATAAAGCTCAACAGTGTAAGAGCTATCTGGACGGGGATAAACCTCCAGTTCGCCAGCAGTCAAGGCGTAATAACGCGGAGTGCCAGAAGCGTTTGCAGATTTAAATTTACGCTCAATTAACTGGAACTGACTAATCTTCTCAAGTGGGCTAGTATCGCCAGACGTAATGTAAAACCGAATGTCCTCAAGAAAGTCAGCAGGTATTGCGCTATACTGCGTGTCAAGATCAGCCGTGCTTCGTTTTTCTTGCCGCCAGTGGCGAACCTTGCGCTGCATGTTAGCCTCAGCCAGCGTGACGAAATCGCCAGCAATGGCGGTTAAGTCATCGCGGTTAAGAAAATCTGCAATGCTAGATTTTAGCTCTGCGTAAGTTGTTATTGCCATTACTGTAACAATCCTTGCTTGTATTGCTCTTCATTAGCACGTTTCTGCATTTCTTGTAAGGCTAGTAAGCCGCCGGGTTGTTGCGACCCTTGCGCCATAGCTTGCTCAACGTCCACAGCGGCTACACCAAGCATGGTTGCCGCTCCAGCAACGCCGTACCTTTTAACAATGTTTATTAACTTTTCGTCAAAGACGACAAAGTTTCTTGTGGCGTTTGCGGTTCCGCGCGATCCGGCGTCAAGGTATTTAATGCCCGGGATACCTTTTCTCTTTAATACATTCGAAAACTTTTTCTGATAATCGAACGGCGCATTAGGGTTGTGAGGCGCGGCTTCGCTGTAAGCGCCGAGAAAGTCTCTCCCCGTTGGGTCTTGAAACTGGTCGCGCGGCATATTCGCCCTAACGGCCTGCTTCGTGCCTAAAAATTTCCTCCAAGCGTCTTGAACTTTTGCAGACTGCTGACTCACAGGAACATCCCAATCAAGAAATTCATCTGGATTTGCCGCGATATTAACGTCGTACATACGGCCAGCATTAAACTCGCCAGTAGTTTTGAAGCCCTCAAGCTGCGCTATCTTATCCTTTTGGATTTGTAACTGCATATTAAAGTTTCTTTCGACCCCTTTAAAAGCGCCAGTTTGGTTTCGCTCAAGCAACCTGTCTAGTTTTTGTTGAGTCTCCAAGATTGCGCGATCAACATCGCCGCCAACACTCTCAAGAGTGCGTTGTGCGCCCGCCGTAGACCAGCCCGCCAAGTCATCCCTATACTTCTTGGCAACGTCTTCAGCCTCAGCAAAATATAGCCCGTGGCCATAAACCTGAGCGCCTTCGCCAGTGCCAATCGCATCCATGCTGAATTTGTCAAAGTCGTGTGGACTTCCGTGGTATGCTTTAAAGCCAGCATCCACCTTCGGCTTCAACCGCACATTACCCAACAGCGAACCCATAGCATCCGGGTCAACCTCAACGCGCTTGGCTGTATCAAGCAAACCTCGCGCGCCAGCCTTAACAGCCTTCGCAGCCGCATCGCCAACGCCGGGTATCAGGCCAAGCACAGTCGCGCCGCCCAACAATCCGACCAGACCCCAATTAGGGTTTTCTGACGTTGCTTCCTCCCAAAGTTCCTTTGCGGCCATTGCGTCGCCAACTATCGGCGTCATTTCAGCTATAAATCGAGCCGCGTCCGCACCAGTAAAGTCACGCTCTCCAGTGCGGCGCATTTCGGCGCGCTTGGCGGAATATGCTTCACGTTCTGCGGCGCGCTTGGCGGAATATGCTTCACGCTCTGCGGCGCGGCCTGCAAGGTATTCGTCACGACTTGATGAATCAAGCAAGCCAACCATAAAAACAATCCTCTACTTTTCTGCACATTAACATAGTTTATTTAATAATACCACGTGGCCGCATATCATATATTTTCTAAGCCAGCCATGACCTTTTCCATGCGCGCAGATAGTTTCCAATGGCCAGCGCGCCAACGCGCCGCAAACTGCGCATCCTCCAAGCTAAGCCCACGTCCAACATATTGTTTAATCCAGTTGTTCATGCGGATATTTTTCATCTTAGGCGATAATTTGTAAAATGGAATAGGCTTCATGCAATACCCTTTAAATTACGCTTAATGACTTGCTTCCAACTTGACATAGAGCCAGACAAGGCAGTCGCCGCGTCAGACGCCATTGTCAAACATAAAGCGTCGGCCAGGTCAGGCGACTTTAACCCACGCTTGCGCATCTCATCCTTGCTCTCAGCTTTCATCTTACCTGACGACGTAAACGAATACCGGATTGCAGTTAATTCCGCCAGCAAACGATCATTATCTGGGAGTTTGCACGACCTATCCTCAAGCCAACCCTTTGTCTTAAACCACAACTCAGACCGCAAATTCATATGCGTCTTGCCCATCGCAGGAGCCTCGCCAACATTTATTCCCCTGACCGGCGCGCCTAACTCACGCAATCTGTCAACAACACCGCCGCCAACGCCAATGCTGTCAACAAGTATTTCGCTAGGCTGCATGCTTGTTGGCAAAGCCTCATACTCAGCCATTACACGCCCGACAGTCTGCATCAAATCTAACCCCTGCCAAGCCGTAATCTCAGTCACAACATTGCCATACCGCTTGCACAACGCAGTCTTATCAGACCCAAATCGAGCAACGTCTAAACCCCAGATTGGCTTTGAATCAGGCGTAACCTCAACATCACGTCGAATTGCGCTCTCAACCAAGTGGAACGGAATGATCGTGTCGTCATCAGCTAGCGGAAACTCGCCCTCAACACGAATGCGAAACGCGTTGCTTTCCTCGCCATATCTGGCGCGCATTTCGTCAACAAACTCTTCAGACACAAGCGGGCTGTCTATGCACGACCAGCGCCGGGTCCACCAACTGCTAGCCATCCGCGTCTGACTTTCGTAAAACGTACCGCTGGAGCGTGTTGGGTTGCTCAGCAAAATCGTCGTCGCAGAGTGGCCAGACATAGAACCGGCGGCAGCTTCAAACACCTTCTCAGGCACGCCGCTGGCCTCGTCCACAACCAGCAACACATTCGACGAGTGAACCCCGGCCAACGCTTCTGGCGTTTCAGCGCGCGAAGTCCTAGCCGAAATAAAAGCCTCGGCCGGAGCAGCAGCCAACTCAACACGGTCAGATTTAACCGTCAACAAAACTTTAAGCTGATCCGGCAATTCGTTAATCCAGCGCTTCAACTCAGCAAACAACGCGTCAAACAACTGACCGCTGGTCGGCGCAGTCACAACAACCTTATTCGGAAAACGCAGCAAAACATACCACAGCATAGCCCAACTGGCCGACGTGGACTTGCCAGTGCCGTGGCCACTGCGAACGCTCATCTTGCGCTCACCGCCAGCAATGGCGTTTAGAAACTCAGCTTGATAATCGTAAGGAGTAGCGCCCAACACTTCCTGCACAAATAAAACCGGGTCGTCGCGGTAACGCAGCACAAACTCCTCAAGTGGGTTGGCATTAGTCATCTGTGACGTCCTCAATCTCAGCGTCAATGGCCAATGCCTCGCGCTCCCGGTCAAACCTATCAATCGCGTCAAGGTCAGAATTAACTTTGCGCAAGGCGTCTAAGTGCATGTCGCTAATGGAAATCGTCACGCTCGTTTGCGGCCGGTTGCCATACCGCTCCTGATTGTACGAGCCAGCCATAAACTTGCGCCATTGCACCTTTTCACGCGTGGCAGCAATCTCGCTGGTCGTGCTTCCGCCGTCTAGCTGGTCAACCATGCCCAAACCCTCCTCAACCAGCGCGTCAGCCGCGTCAGCCCGGGCCTTGCCTAAGACGGCGGCATACTCTGGGATAGAGTTAATTGAGGTGC